TTAGAGTAGAAGACTCATAATCTTTTGGTCCCTGGTTCGAGCCCAGGTGGGAGCACTTACATTCGAAAAAACCGCCTTTAAATAACATTGAAGGCGGTTTTTAGAATAAAATCTACTTCGCGACGGCCGTTTAATCTCCTTCGCAATTAGATACAAAAAAATAACTTTGGAATAAGCCAGCATTATTCGATACGTTTTTATTTGACCAACTACCTACGACGTATTTTTTTCCAAATCATTCAAAAACTTTAAATTTTCGCACTTCGCAAGGAGATTTTGCTATGGAAGAAAACATCAATATCCGCTATTATGTCGCTATGGATTCGCGTGTTGGCGCAAAAGGATTATCAACAGTCTATATACGGTTTTGGGAAGGTGATAAAAAGACCGATTTCAATACGACCATAAAATGGCCTAAAACCCTGCTTGACGCAAAAAATCAATTACTCCTACCCCGATACAACGGCGATCCCGATGTCGATGCTTACAATGCCCGATTGAACCACATTAAGACCATCATCAACAAGTTGACCACGAAGGCCTATGTAGATGATTACGCCATACGGCTAAGCCAAATCATTGATAGCATTACAAACAATAAAGTCTATGTCAATTTTCATCTGTTCATGACCGAGGAAATAAGGGATCGATATAAATCCAAAGAAATCAGCTATGAGACCTACCGGAAGCACAAATCCAGTTTACAGCGCTTCACCGAATTTTGGGGATCCGACTACATACCGATGGCTGAGATAACAAAAGACAAAATTTCAAAATTTGATGCCTATCACAAAAGCCAGGCTAAGATGCACAATACGATATCCGCATACCATAAGGATATCAAAACGTACATCAATAGAGCCGTGGACAAACGCATTTTAAAAGAAAATCCGTACAAAGATTTCAAGTTCAATTTTGTGGCTGGAGATCGGGAAGCACTGGAGCAGGAAGATGTAACTGCCTTGATGGTGCTGTATGAAGAAAACCTATTGCGACCAGATCATCACGAAATTTTGAAACGTATTCTTTTTTCCTGCTTAACTGGCGTGCGCATTTCCGACACCCACCGACTAAAAAAAGATAATATACGAGATCGGCGTTTAGTTTTCCGTCCGAAAAAAGGCGAACGCTTTGGTAAGTTGATGAAAGTGCCGCTAAATGATTATGCTTATGACCTGGTCAAAGATGCATCGGATTATTTATTTAAATCCTATTCGGATGACTTTATCAATGAATCGTTCAAAATCATTGCCGCGCGTGCTCAGATTGACAAACATCTGACCTATCACAGCACACGCGACACGTTCGGCACCATTTATATTGAGCTAGGGGGCGACCCATTTTCATTAAAAGAATTGATGGGCCATACCAATATTGCAACAACTCAGTTGTATGTAAAAATGGCTGCGAGAAAGAAAAAATCATTGGTTCAAAATTTCAATGCACTGATCCCAAAAAAATAAAGCCCGACACTTCACAGCGTCGGGCAATCGCTAACCAATTATAAACCTAAATTATGAAAAGACTAAACCAATATCCTCACCATACTTACAGATGAGATCACCACTTTCTTTATCCCATACACACAATTCGACTTTCTTCCAATTGGAAGGTTTAAAAGTCCCTGCCCACACTAAGAGAAGATTATTACAGAAATTTTTCAAGTAAGTTTTATCCTTTCCTTGCAGAAAAGCCCTGAACAAATAAATATTGGGTTTATCTGTCAGTTCCTGAAGTACGCCCAGGGCAATTAAATCATTCACCGCCTGATACTTTGCTGCTACTCGCTCGATTGCTTTCTTTTCAAATTTCATAGTACAATATTACGGGCAAAAGCGAAAATCCCAAAGGACACTAAATTTTGAAAGGGAAAGTAAAAATAAATGATGGACACTTTGGACAAATGGACATCGCCCTGACTATCAAAAACAAAGCAATGTCCATATAGCCGAAATCCTGTCCAACGCTGTCCATTAATATGCATGTATTGATCCATCTTCCCATATAACCCATTGTCCGACCACATCAAATTTATCATGTAATGGCGAACTGTCTGATACGTAGTAGTACATTGCTGCATCCTTACCGTTATATTTCCACCAATAGCGTTCCACATTACTGCGTAATAGGACACTATTGGATGAAACTACACCATCACCATAAGGCCCTCTTTCCCGTACGGGCTGAGGTTGATTGTCACCATAAAAATCCCTGACTTCTCGCTCAATATGGATACTCAGATTATTTACTACAAGTGCCGGAATAGATAATTGGCTATCTTGATAGAATTCAATGAATAAATCCGCATACGTACGGTAAGAACCACCACCTGGCTTATTTTTCAATAAGACTTTGGCGTAAAGTTTACCTTCCGGCGTTATTGTTTCAGGCGAATTCACGACCACGCGGAAGCCCGAGGCAATACCATTCAGATCATAGTGAGGATATCCGACTATTTTAGCGAAAAGCGTTTCATTATTTCGCGACGGTTCAAACGTGACTTCATCCATCAGCAATTCAACCTTTGCTCTATTCTCCCCGGCGATGAAAAGTTTCTGCAGTGGATTGATTGCCATAAATTGATTGATGTTCAATTTCGCCTGCAGCTCCACCTGCTCCGAAATACAGAAAAATGAGTACCAGGGTAATGAAAATGTATTGATCACTCCCTTATCGCCACCGAGCATCAACGAATGATCAAAAGTCCTGTTCAGATTGCCGATATCGTCCGATGTAGACTCCGCAATATAGACGGTTCCACCTAGCAACAAAGACCCTTTGTAAGAAAGTAACCGGAAAGCAAATGAGTTTTTGCCATATTCATTATCCGCATTATAGGCTGTCTTAGCATTCAGCGCATTACCATAGCAATTACCTGTCTGCAATTTCCGTGGGAGTCTTACACCGTCAATATCCCAAAGCTTTAACGCCCACATAAAAGGCCTTCCGATGGTCATAGGAGCCTCTTTAAAATTTTCGGTATAACCTATGATCACGCTACCCTCATACGGAAGCACTTTATACATTTCGTCGGAATCATCCGTTTTCGTCATCAGCTTGAATGCTCCAGTCGGTTGCCGTTTTATGGTGATGCTATCCTTTATCTGCGCATCGGTGATATCCATCCGGTTGGGCTGTGACAATATGAGATTCGACTTTTCAAAATGCGCAATCTGATTCTGAGAATCAAAATAGAAAATGACCTTATGATCATTTCTGAGTGCTTTGAAAAAATCAGAAATAGACAACGTTGGCAAGTGCTGAGCCGGATTGATAGCACCACTAGCCAGGATATCGCTTCCTTGTCTGACCCCCGTATTGTCGATGATAATCGATTTTACAAATGGATCGTCCAGATAAGAGCCTACCGCCTTAAATCCGAGAAATGCACAAACCTCTTTAATCACCCACGTGAGGTAGAACGATGCACCATATAGCGATAAATCTTTCACAGCATACCCATCAGAAAAATCATTGATCACCGACTTTTCAAAGTCGATACCATCCGACCCATCATTTAAGGTTTGCAGTTCGCCAGTGGCCATGGGATTAATGTACGTAGGCATGCAGAATGGATATCCACCCACTGAATCATTAATTGTACGAATACGATCTTTCACACTGGATCCCGATGCATCAATCCGGATGGATTTGTGACTTACAAATTTCCCGTTTTTAGTTTCCGTGAAAACTTGCGGAACGGTCACATCGCGAAGAAAATCAGCTACGAGGGAATTATCAACGACGATAAATGCATCATATCCTTTGCTTGAAACATCATATTCCACGCGGCCACGCTTCCAGCTCATTCCCAAAAATGACAAATTCACATCGATCGCTTTACGGCCAAATCGGTTTTCAAGAAATCGTCCATAAGAAAATGCCGCGTCGTTCTTTTCGGTAAATGGAAAAACCACCGGATAAGAATAAGAGCCTTTGATGACGGTATCTTCATTAAAAGCAGAACTGACGAATTTAACCGTCAGTTTGCTATCCTGTGCCACGTCCAGTACGACACCATTATCTGTAATTACTGCGAATGGAGCCGCCATATTATTTTAAATATTGACTTGAAACCCAACCTTTCAAACTATCTATTTGGATATACGTCCAAAAACCACTCCGCCTCAATTCATCCACATAAGTTCCTTTCGGGATTTCTTTGAGAAGTTCGTGCTTTGTCCCTGGACCAACACGGACATTTAAATTCGTTGTCGTCATTCTTTTAACAATGGTGTATTCACCGAATACAGCTTGCCGCACCCTTTCCATCGGGAACTTTGGTCCCGGATCATCTTTACGTCCGAAAGGCGTTGCTACTTCCGAATGCGCCAATATTTCAGTGATGGATGGATAAGCTTTTACCAAGGCCTTGCATACTTCAATGCACTTTTGAATTTGGACTTCCGTCCATTCGGATCGCGCATCTACATTTTGCTGCTCGATCCCAATGGCATATTGGTTGAGATTGGTCAATTCACCCCATCTGCTTGCTCCCACGTGCCACGTAATCCTATTGAAATCTGCCATCTGAACGACTTTCCCCGATTTGGCGATATGAAGATCACAGCTAACTTTTGAGCCTTTCTGAGTCAGCCAATTTACTGCAGATGTCTCATTGCTCGCTCCGTCATAGTGCAAGACAATAAAGCGGATGTCTTTTCTACCCGAACTCAAATTTTCTGTTGGAAGGAACTCAACTGGAGTTCCGTCGCTGTTGTATAATCGATTATTTTTTACTTGCATGGTTATCTTACGTAACATTTAATATTTCCTGGATAAAACTACACCACACATCCTATGACATCATTTAAGCTTTGATACCATTCCATACGCTCCCTAACAATATATGCATTGCTATATGCTTTTGCTAAGTATCTTCCGTTAACAGGGGTCTGAAAAGATATTTTAAAATTGTGTTCCGAGGCTTTAAGGACATTCGGATTAATTCCCCCGAAAGGATATGTTATAATTTCACTATTTACACCTCTATTAATTGCGGAAGTGATATCAAGATAGAATTCTTTGTCTAATTCTGATTGCAGGCCTCTATAGATATATCGATGCTCTTTTGTGTGAGAATGTATTGTTTGACCTCCCTGTTTAATCGCACCTATAAATTTGTCTTGTATGATGTTTTGTCCATTATTATCTACAATATTATTTGTCCAATCAGTTATCCATGCCCATGAAGCTTTTACACCATACTTGTTCAATAAATTTCTAAATTTCGGAGTCAACCAATTTTGATATCTGTAATCATCATAAATGATAGTAGCACACCTCTTAGGTAGTTGTATTTTTCCATGCATATAATCGGCGACATCATTAATTGTTATAAAAGAATATCCTTTTTCTGCCAGTTTTGCAAATACCTGAGAGAGCCTGTCCGAAGAAACAAATGTAGATGCGTGGGTTGGAGTAGCACTATCAGCAACATCAACTATCTCATGAGCCATATATACTTTAATGTGAGGATGCATATCTGAAACAATTATAGGAGTATTCTGTACTTGATTATAGGTGACTTCAAATACTTCTGCGTCACCAGTATGGTCAAAGTTCATTTCCAAATTTCTTAAGGTGTTTTGAATCTGAACTACCAAGTTGTTACCTCCGATGTATATATCTGAGTTAGTTAAATCAGAAGGAATAACATTTGTTACCTTTTGAACAATTCCGTCCCATACAACATATAAATACGATCCATTCGATACAACTTCAACAGTATGCCAAGTTTCGTCAATAGCTAGGGGAAGATGAAGTCTTGCGGCATCATTGAAAGACCGCTTGTCCGCCGGTGATTCCCCCCCCCAATACTCGGTTACCATTTTTATTGCTGTGAACTTTAACAAATTGGAAGTTGGGGCATTAAAATGCCAATCTGCTTCTAAATATGGCACAGATTTAATTGCATTAGCTAAAGATACAGTATCTGTATATTGTGAAAATAGAAATTCAACAAGAGTAGAATTATCTAGGCTTCTATAAATCCTTAATCTACTTGCTGTAATCTCAGCACATACATCTACGAAATTGTTTTCACCTGTTGCATCAAATTTGTAACGAATATACAAAGCATCTTTACCATACAAGGGCTTAAATAAAGAATTCCTATTTGTTAGTACGATTCCCTCATTACGCTGATATCCTAAACCGGCCAAATTTTCCACAACTTGATTCTCTATATTTGTTCCAAGACTATTGGGCTGTTGATATGCAGAGTTTCTATTAATATTCGATGTATAAGCACATATATTTAGGTCTTTTGTCCCATTTCTAAAAGCGATTATATCCCTACGGCCATTGGAAAGGGTCATATCTTCATTAAATCTAACTTCAAGCTTTATCCTAAACTTTCCATTATCCGAAAGATTTTTAAATTTGTAAACTGTGTTGTTTTGTCCATAAACACCTTTATCCGCAGGTAGTGAGACATCATTAATAAGATTATTTTTTAAATCCTTTACTGGAGCAGGCATATATACCGCTTTTGAAAAATATAGAGAGCCTTCATTAAATATTCTATTGTTAGTAGTATCGTCAGGGCTTAAATAATATGTTCCAGCAGCTTTTAGTTTATCTAGATCTACATAAACTTCAATTTTTTCCCTTCCCTGAGAAGCTGATAAGGTTACTAAACCTGTCATCTCTGCATCAGATCCAAACTGCCTATTTAACGTAAAATTTGTAAGTTCACTTCCTTTAATTTTTGTAATTACAAACCGTAAAAGAAAAGCACTTGTAAAATTAAGCCACGATACTTTATATTGTGCATCTTTATCTCCATTGATGATAGTAGTATTTATTATTGCATTTGCGATTCCAAGCTCGCGTAACACTACTGTGGGTTCTGACCCATAAGTATAATTTCCTTTTCCGATCCTCGTAGGATATGCAAACAAACTATCAAAAAAACCCAGGGTACGGTAAGTAACATTCCCAGTTTGCTTATTTCTTTGCAACAATACAAGATCTTTATCGGTACTCTTACCATTAGTGAATATGTTTTTTCCGGCGAGCAAAGCTACATCACTTGTGATTGGATCCGAAGAAAATGGTGCTGTAATTTTCGTCTGATTGTAAATTTTTAGCTGGGCTAAAGAATCGATGATCAGCTGTGGATTTAAAATATTTGGGGAATACCCATTTGAATACCCCAAAGCACTATAATTGCCCCATTTTTTAAGTTGTATCGTTAGTTTCTGATTAAAATAAGTAGTAGAGCCTAATAAAGTAGCTTCATTTAATTGAATAATCACACCCTCTATCCATGTATTTTCAGTAGCTTCCAATCCAATGTGTATTGTGAAAGCAGTGCTGTTAATAGCTTGTACCCTCCATTTTTTTAAACGCCCAGAAGCAAGGTATAGTGAAGCGCTGTCAGCAACTGACTCAAAGCTTACATTTGCAATAAGGGTATTTAAATCTAAACTATGATTTGGATCTATAAAACTAAAACTTGGGTTTTTAGTAAGATCAACTTCTTTTGTGATAGTCTGTTTAGCAACTGTTTCGCCCTTTAAACCTCTGATATCACCTATTGCAACATTACCATTTAGATCGGTTTCACGTAATGGTACACTACTTCCTAAACTCCATAACCCCGTTTCGTAACTCCACCAGTTTGTATTGTCATAATCTTTCGGAGCTTCCCAAGCTGGACCTGTTGCATTTTTATACCAGCCGATTGCCTTTGTACGCTTACGATTAGAGTTAGTTGGTAGTGGATTTGGAAGAGGTAAAAGAACCGCCGTCGCTTCTGTTGCTCCCCCTGCAATGGGTTTTAATTCTAATGAAGCATCGATAGTCGCGTTTTTAACTTGCTGAGCCATATCCGCGACCACCTTGGTACCAGCGAATACGGCAACTTTATATGATTTTGCCATTATTATTTAGTTACAATTCCGGTTAATATTAATTTTCCTTTTACAAAAGTTGTTCGCTCGGCACCGTCGATCACCAGGATATCATAGTAGTACACATCCTTTTTCAGGTTAACGGTATTTAATCCGAAATTCATCGTCAATTTGGTCGGTTCAACAGTCAGTCCACCATTTGCTACTGTAAGTTCAAGCGCAATTTCAGTATCGTTCAAATCCTCCTTAAATTGAACACGGACTTCTTTTCCCGTCAAACTAAAATCAACGATATCGCCAGTTTCTTCATCGACAACCTCCCAACCCCAAAAAACAAAGTCCTCAGTATTACCACGAACTACCGTGATATCAAATTCATTCACATCAATATTATAGTCCATATCAAATTAATTTTCATAAAACATTTCCTGTATATGCTGCCCCGAAATCTCGAAAGATTGAGCAAATAGGCCGTTGCCGTCTTGAAATTCGTCGATATTGGATGAACTCAGATTGATCGGCCACCAAAGTCCATCGAGGTACGTCAGTTTCTCTTTGCTCAGATAAAAATCACGCATAGCCTTTATTTCGGCCTTAGACTTGAAGCCGGTGTTTATCTTCTCCTTTTCCTGAGCGGTGATATCCAAATCGATATTTTCGCCATTTTCCAACATGAAATCACGCACCTGTATCACACGTGCCGAATCCTTATCAAAGTCCAACGTATTCGTTTTTTTGCCATACGTGTAGAAACTCTCATAACTTCCAAGGGAATTCTGAAAGAGAAAAAAACGCTTGTATGGGCGATATTGGTTATCTACTTGATAGGTGATCGACTCAGACACCTCTTTACCGCCGGAAATCAGTGTAATTTCATACGACACGACTGATAGCTCCGGGTACAACGAATTTGCCCCGATCTGATCCAATCCAACCGGAATGATGACTTTCTCAAATTTTCCAATTGATTCGTACGTATGAGCAATGAAGGTATAATACGATCCATCATTGTATTCAAGTCTTACGCTTACGTTCACATCCGCTAAATTGTCACCGATATTAAACCACGAAATCCACTGAGGTTGATCACGCGTCACTTTTTTTACCCGTGATGTAGTGAGAAAATTCACCTTACTTTCTTTGGTCAGAAAATTCAGCAATGAGGTTCCTAACCGGTTTTTAGGTAATCCGCCGTATATGGTAACGAATCGCTGTGAACGAATAGATCCCCTAGCCAATTGTGGCTCCCCATACAATTCAGTTACCTGGAGGAAATAGGAGCGGATCACTTTTCCTTTTGCAAAAGCCACGTCGTATAGCAATGGCCTGTCCGTACCGTTTTCAAGTAAAAAAGAACTTAATGGTTTTGAGAAATCCCAAAAAGCTTTTCCACTTAAATCAGGAGCAAGTGCAGCAGCCACCACACTCCGCTCATTCCCAACGAGATCAAAAGAGAAGAGTTCTACAAATAATTTCAGATTTGGGGTATAGAAGATATCAATAGCTGTTTGCGTGATTGTTAGTTCAGGCTGATCGGCATGATCAGAATAAAAACTAACCGTCAACGAGCTATCATTTTTTTTTGATGTGAAAACCAATGTTTGATTTTCCACAACAACATTGAATAAAGAGCCCAAATTATACGCTTCCAACAGTGCTAGCCTTACCCTTCCCAACCACTCTATTTTTGTCTCCCCTGGCCCCTTTCGATGTGGAATTATATACTTATCCACTGGATTGCCGTATTCACAGGAAATATAAAGTGTAGAGCCTTTAATGGTTAACTGAAATTCCCAATCCAAATAGATATAATAATTACCCTCAGGACTTGCCAAAATCTCGTAATATTCATTTTCGCAAGGTGAGAAGTCCAGTATAAAAACTAGTGGCCGTCCAGGATCCTGAACAACCTGATCGGTAGAAAACTCGAATAAAATCGGGTTTCGAGACCAAGTAATATTTTCCGGTTGCCGTGTAATCTGAATTGCCATAATACAAAAATGCCCTTCCGCCTATAAAAGGGAAAGGACACTTCAAACAACCTAAAAACTACGAATCCACACTATTTTCGATGCTGACAATCTTCTGATTATGCTCCTGAGTCAGGTGATAATTTTGCACCACCTCTATTTTGGAAATCCGGTCATCAACATAGCCTTTCATAATCTTCGCAAATTGCTCATAACTGATCTGTTCACCGGCAGTATAATTTACAACAGGTGGAGGTACCACTATATTTCCGCTCGATCCCTTTCTACTGGATTCCTCAGCAATGATGGCATCGGAATTTATAGCGATGGATGCACCATTTTTTCGTTGGCTGGCATATATCAGTGCATCCACAACATCCTTATTATTGGCATAGGTATCGCGCGACAGAATAGGTTCGCCACCTTCTATGTTAGCAATCAGCTTATTTCGCCGATCGACAATATTTAATCCCCCCTGGGCGTGCGATGGACCGTCTGGAATAAATCCACCTTTTGCAAACTGAGGTGGTTTTTGAGTAGCTATCACGGTAGTTTGTAGCAAACCAGCCGCGGCAGCAGCTGCCATGGCAAATGGATTCGGTATCACCTTTGTAACCGCCAACGCCGTATTGATAATGGACTGAATTATTGAAGCTTTCTGATCTGCTTTCCATGCCTTTAGTTTTTCAGCTTTGACCTGCTTATCATACTTATCATTGATTGCCTTTTTCTGATTCTCAGTAAGGTTTTTATTCGATAGCTCTCTTTCCCGTTGCTTATCAAGGTTGGATAAAACAGCATCAAGTTCAGCCTGCCTATTGTTGGACATGATGGTAGCGACAGCATCTGCAGTTGATTGGGCGATATCCAGTAGAGCCCCTTTTTTCTCTTTCTGCTTTTCTAATTCAACATTCGCCGTTTGAACGTCATACTTTGCTTTTAAAGCTGCTTTTGCCTGTTCAAACGCTTCGGTCTCCAATAATTCAGCATCGAACTTCGCTTTTAACTGTTCAAGCTCAGTTGCATAGGCGACTCTAATTTTTTCAAGCCTTTTGCGATATCGATTGGATGTTGAATTTTCCGTCTCATTTTGAAGACGCTTAGTTTCGTCTTTAATTCTATTCTCCTCGCGTACGGTAGCATCAGCCAGGGCTTTTGCTCGTTCCTCTTTTAATTTGGTGATGACAGCTGCATCTTCCGCCGCTTCTCGCTCCAATTCATCATAAAATTTATTGATGTTGTCACGTTCCTTCTGTAATTCAGAAGCGTGCTTATTGGAAAGACCTGTATTAAGTTCCTCAATTTTTCGGTTGGTTTCGGTAGCCTGTTTAACTTTTAATGCTGAGACCGCCGATTCACGTTCCACCTCGAGTAGCGCAATACGTCCATCCGCTTCCGCCTGTTGCTGTTTGGAAGCGCCTTTCTGAGCTTTAAATTCTTCCCACTGATCAATTTGCTTTTGATATTTATCGCGCTCAGCCTGTAGTTCTTTTTCATTCTGAGACAGCGATTCCAAAAGTTGAGTAGCGCCGAAATCTTCCGATGCTTTGACAAGCTTTTTATACATTTCGTTAGCCTGATCGATTTGCTTTTCGGCATCCGATTTCCCAGACTTCGTTTTCTTCGTATTATCCAATGTTTTACCGGTAGTTTTCTTCACTCCAGGCAAATCGGGATCCAGCATGACCGCACGCGATTTTTCTATTTCGTACAAGTATTTTTCTTGTTCTGCAGTTAAGGTTTGTCCGCGTTTTTGAAGTTCCAAAATAGCACGATAGGCATCATCACTGGCAACTTTACTTCTATTGGTAAATTCGGTAATTTCTTCCTTCCAAACTCCCTTTTTATCAATTCCAAAAAGAGAAAGAAAACCACCATCTTTTGCGTTGTTTAATCTATTTTGAGAATCTTTCGCATTCTTTGCCATTACCTCAGAATATTGTTTTTGAGCTTCAAATATTCCGTTAAGCTGTTCTATTTCCCCCTTATGCCTAATGTTGTAAAGTTCCTGCTCTGCAATTGACATTTCATATACTTTCTGACGATTGATATCCAGTGCTTCACCATAGGCATTCCACTCGGTCACACTCTCAGGCAATACTTTTGATATTTGCTGAATGATTTCCTTTAGCTCACTTTGTTCCGCGGCGTTTAGGGTAACCTTACTTTTTAATGTATCATATCTATCTGTCAGGGTTGTTATAGATTTATGATTGTCTTCAAATGCTTTATCTTGCTTTCGGGATGACGAAATAACTTTATCGATACCCGATCGGGTGTCAAGCATTGCGGCAGTAATGTCCGTTAACCAATTACGTAGACCAGTTTTTTGCCATGCGTTGGAAAGACGATTGGACAACTTATCTAGGTTTGCACCCAATGTATTGTTCATGGTATTGAATTCATCCAATACACTTGTTCCGTCATCAAATGAAACTTTAGCCTCGTCCTGGCGTTTTCGAACGAGATCAATGTTTTCAGCCATTGAACTTAAGGCAGCAATGCCACGGGATCCCGATACCTCAAGCACTCCCATATTCTTTGCCATCACCTCCAGTCCACCGCCTGCACTTTTAGCGTTTGCTAATACCCGTAGTAATGCTTCATTCGCATCACTTTTCAATAGGGAACTGAAATCCTTTACAGACATTCCAGCCACCTTTGCATAGCGCGGAATATCAGTACCCATGCCAATAATAAATTGGCCAATGGCTGTACTGGCCGATTCCATCGACTGCCCAAGTTCCGACTGCGCGGAGGCAATACCTAATACTGCAGGTAAAGAAATGTTAGCAGCCGGGGCCACACCGGCCAAACGATTAGCAAAATCAACAAGCTCGCTTTCAGCAGCGGTACCGGAAGCGCCCAGTGTATTGATTGCAGACCCGACCTTGATCAAAGCAGATTCGATACCGAATGTATCTTTGAGTTTAAAGATATCGGTTAATTTCCCCAGGGAATTAATAGCCTCCTCAGTACCGCCCAAATCTTCACCCAATGCCACACCAATTTTGTCAGCAGCTCTTACAAATCCCTCCACCTCGCGCTCAGCCGATATACCCAATTTACCTGCAACCTCGGCCAATCCCAATAATTCGGAATTGGCGGTACGGGTATCCATTTTCTTAAACTTATCATTCAAGCGGTCAACAGCTTCCTCGGTTAATCCAGTTGTTTTCTGAACGCGAGCATACGAATCGGATAGCTCGGCGTTTTTGGAAATTATGGTCTTTACGCCATTAACGGCAGCATAAGCCATACCTGCCATAGAAAGACCACCAATGGCATTGGTGGCCATATCCTTCAATTCATCTTTAAACGATCGGGCTTCGGTGGTGGCTCCATTCAATTCCCTGCGTACATCAGCCCATGCAGCAGCGACTTTTTTCAATTCCTCCGCTTTTTTCCGATAAGCTGCCGGATCGTCTTCCTCTTTCATTCTCTTCAATTCAGCCCGAAGCTTCCTGAAAGTATCTTCTAATTCCTTACCCGATGTTTTTGCCTGCTTACCATCTAGAACCAGTTTAATTACTGCTTCCGTATCCGTTCTTTGCTTTGCCATGAAACAAAAATGTCCTTTCCGATTAGCGTCGGAAAGGACATGGATACAGCTCTTTACAAAGGCTTTTTGGGCTAAAAAACTAACTTACATATGAAAATCTATATCATCTAAAACACCTAACATTTTATCCGCTGTAAGTTCAGATAAAACACTCTCTGCCAGTATTTCGCTAAGGCGATAGACCTCGGCCATTTTCCTCTTATTAATCCACCTTTTAGGTTTTCTCGACGAGTAGCTTACATTGGCACCGTATCGCTTAGCAGCGGTCCGATCTGCGCTATTGCTTTTCCGCTCGTAAGCTTTCACACCATTTCCTACCCCCATATCGATAAATCGTCCATACATAGAAAATTTTGCAAGAACCGCCGAGATATCTCCACCATTACGCAATAGCTCCCCTTTTATAGAGTTTGCCAATGCCTGTGTTTTGCCGATTTTTTTTACCTTAAGTTCACGCCTAAGCTTTTCCAAAAAGATACGGAGCCAATCGCTTAATATTCCACGGAATTCAATCCGCTCATGTAAGCTTTTCCCATCCATCACCCACAAAATCCATCGGGTCCAACAAATTCCAACGTAAATTGATATCCATACCATCGCACGTCCATTGGTCCCACTGGAGAATAATTTGTTCGAAGTGGTACCTGGATCATTTTATCCGGTATAATATTCATTTCGCGTTGATCTTTTAAAATTGCTTTGATGATTTCTTTACCAATGGCATAGCATCTATTCCGACATTCACGCACCTTTTCAAAGTCGCCCTTCTTATCAATCACCATAAACGAACAATTGACCGTATTCAGGTAGCTTGCATTCGTCTGGTCATCGATCACACCATCTGCCAATTCGAAAAGCATAGCAGGAGATTTTGCTACCGAACGCAAAGCTTTGTCAAACTCATTCAGGTCATAGGGATCATCAATGACAAAAAATGCCTGACCGCTGGCCGAATCTTTCTCGTGCAGAATAGTAGGAGATTCCGCCGCTTTACGTTCCAAATAATTTGTAATGATCTCAGGACTCATTTTTTTTTGAATAGCGGAACATTACCCATGCTCCAATTATTGCCAACATTCCTACTGCAACTCCCATTACAAATGCGATGCATGGAACTAGGGTATTTAAAATTTCATTCATAACTATTTTTTATTACGGTTATACTCTTCAATTTTTTGCTTTAAATGACTAAAAAATATATAGACATTATTACGATTCGTTTCCTCAAAATTTCCCAATTTACCGCCCGAATAAGCAAGTATCGTATCTTCCAAATCGCTTATACTTTCCGTTGGTTTACCTTCCCCTTCCGGAGCTTGAAAAACAACTGGAAATCGGCGTACAATATCCGCTCTACAACCCTCATAGAATAATTGAATTGCTTTCAATAGTGTCGGATGCAACGCCCATTTGAAAAATTTAGCCCGATTTGAAACACCGTTTTCCGTCAATTCACAACGAACATCATCAACGGCATTCCCCCCTTTTTCCCGAAACAATGTAGCTGCCAGCCCCAACAGATAATCTTTTTTTCCAGTCTTGATATACATTTGGTGGAAAAGATCAGCACGCCTATACTCCCCTATCGTCAAATTCGATAAGCGATTGGCAGGCCCATAGTAGACTTTCCATCCGATCCGGATCCGTCCAATCAAATTATTGGTCAATTTATTATCAAGTAGCCATTTCATCTGATCAGCCAACGCCAAATCTTCCCCAGCTTTAAAGTGCCGAAATACTGATTTCGGAATGCCGTAAAAACTGTACGCTGCAATTTGCAAAACCTGATCTACTTCCAGGTATTGCCGTCCCAATCCACACCACAAAAGCAACTGCTGACGACTCATGGAGTTCCAGTCTTTAGGCCCTGTAAATCGGTGAATCTTATCATTGACATAAACGTCGAGCACACTCTTAGCCATAGCCTATAAAATCCGCTTTTTCCGATAATACCGAATGACCAGGATAACTATTCCGATGATAACCAAAATAACAAATACAACTCCGGCAACAGTTTTCCAAGAAACCGATTTCACCTCGGTTTTATCCTTTATGATCTCCGTGGATTTGGTTTCCTCTTTTTTCTTCGCGGTAATACCTTTGTTTTCAACTTTCATCGATGTGCGTTCACCTTTGAGCAAAGTGTCGGGCAAACTGAAAACGCCAGTCAAGTTATTTGTCGAACTATCCAACTTCAAAACTAAAGAATACAGCGAGTTAACCACATGAGCGCTACCATTCACCATAGGGACATTGATCGAATAAGAACGTTCCGGCAATTTGACATCCAGCGACTCGCGCACCACCTCAATAACTTTGGATGTATCGACCAATTCATATTCGAGTTTAGCCGATTGCTTTACCTCAGATAAATGTGATTCCTTTTTCGAGTTCCGAAAAATACTGCAGGAACTCATTATTCCGATTACTCCGATTATTCCGATAGCCTTCCACATAACGAATCCAATTGTATTAAATCATTTTTCAATTCACCTAACGACTGGAATTTTCGAAAATCCGAACTCCAAGTTTTTTCCAGCGGTTTTTCTTCGATAGGTTTTGCCCCTACAAAAAGGAGCATAACCATACATATAAAAATCTTTTCCATTACTCCATGCTTTTAAGTTTTTCACTCAGTTTATGCACCAGTGGTTTGATCTGCCCACGTAACGTATCGACTATTGCGTTGCTGCTGTCGGTTTTTTCCTTAATCTCTCTGAAAGCCGGATCATACCGTTCCAATAGCTTTTTATAAATATCTGCCTCTGTCTTACCCGATAATCTAATTTCATTTGAAATCTGTCCGTTGAGATTCTGATTTTCAATGTAGAGATAGATTATCGCCGCGATCAGCGTAACCTGAATGGCCGCTTTACCCTTCGTATCAAATAAGCCGACTACATCCGAAAATACCTTTGCGATCCATCCAAATTTTTGTTCCATGTTCAAATCAACTAATTATAAATCATGCCCGAAATGACATCAAGCGAAATAGATATTACTTGTCGGGTCATCATTCATTTGCTGAACCGGATAAATAGATTTTTGAGAAACCGGAGCCGTCGGAAAATCGGCCGCATTCTCAGTCAAAAACTTGATCAGCTTCACGCGATTCGCTTCAAATTCAGAAGTCAGTTTTATACCGAGTCCATTAAGTGCTCTGGAACCTGCAATAGATTGTTCCTCGATGTTATCATTGCTACCGCTGATTGATTTTTGATAGACACCATCGTTACGCAATTCGACTACACGGTAAGCAAGCGCCTCGGCTATAGCCATTGGTGCCACTACACGCATAGCCAGGCGCTGCAGTCGCTTTTCATTTGCACTGGCATTTAACGATACCACGCTCATTCCGATAAGTTTGTCGAGCAGCACATCTCCTAAAATAGGTTGTAGATAGTCATCTTGAACAAATTGGATTTGCCTTTTGATATTCCGGTACAATGAAGCTGTAATCGGGATGCCGCCGAATGGTCCAAACTCATTGGAGCTGCGAAACAGCGTGTCAAAATATTGCTTCCGCTCATCTGACAAACGCCATTCCCCAAACTCTGCGCTGCGCACTTCAAAATTATTGATCAATTCCTCCAGTGCCATACAGCCCAATTCCTGACAATCCCGTTTGAACGCCAAAATCTTCTTATCGCTCGCAACGGATCTATTTTGACCAACTTCCACATGAATACCTGCATCACCTATGCGAATTGCGCCACTATTTGCGTAAACTTCCAAAGCCCAATTGGCGACGATTCTACGCATAATAGTCAATGTGGACTCATCACCTAAAACTTTATCTGCAGTAGCAAGGCCGATCACCATTATAACCTCATTCTCCGCGCTTTCGATATAAGATTTCAATGTTAATGGTGAAAAAGCTGGATCAACTGCACCGACAGCCCCCTTCAATTGCTGTGGAAATATGGATGTATTTTCTGAAAAGTATTTCATGTATACCTGTTTAATTTATAACCTCTTTACTTGTTTTTCCTTTGTCGAGCGTTTCCAATTCAACCTCTATAAATTTGAATTCTAAGCGCGGATATTTTGCTTTCCATCCATTGTATTCAGCGATGAAATAGAGCGGTTCCAACAGCAGCTCACGATGAGGATTAAGCAAAGCGACCTTCGCATTAAAAGCTACGCGCTTATCCGATCCACTACCCGAACCCATATTTTTACCCGGGCTATCCCCGACCAATGTAGGATCCAAATCCAAAGCACGCATAAGATGCTGTGATGCTTCGCGGCTATCTTCCAAGTTTTCGCCGCCCTGGATTGCTTTTTCTATTGGTGTGATTTTCCATCCAGGTATTTCCTTACCTGTCTGCGGATCGTAACCAACTTCCGATAAAATGGTACGCCCACTGGCTTCCACGCCTGTCAGCTGATCATTGATTTCTTTTACTTTGGCTTTTTTAATCGCCGTCTGTTCATCAGCATTTAGTTTTGTCCAATCTTTATATGCCGATGGCCAATAAGAAAAAGGGATTTGCAGAATGTATTTGGCAGACAAAAGCTGCTTCATCATCGCCGTTTTGCTTTTGGGTACCATGCGCGATATCTCTGCCCATGTAGAGGTAATGAAGCCATTCCAGTGTGCAAGCTGATAGTAAATTTTACCAGGAGAAGGCGACGAAACTGGATAGATGTAGCGAGGTAATTTTGAACTTTTTACAGTTTCAACCTTTGTAAAATCATACGGATCGATGACATCAATCTTTGTGGTTTCTGTATCATCTGCTTTCGCATCAGGGAAATTCGCATTGACATAACAATATTTGACTTTACCGTTTTTATCCATCTTTTGCCATCGGCAAAATGAGGCATCCTGCGTACCAATGTAAGCTATGCTGTTACCATCTTTCGACTTGATCAGTTCAGGGAATATATTGGCAAACCAAACAAAATCCGTAGCAGCTTCATAAAAATACCTTTTGGTCGTGGTATCGCTCAGAAACATATCGATATCATCATCTTGGATATCACGATAGAGGTATTTCTTTTTTTCTGTGTCAAAATAACGTTCCATTGCAACAACGCCCTTGCCTATCAACAGACGTGCTTTCCAATCCAACATCGTCGGAATCTCGGTGGAAAGCTCGGCCATTTCAATGACCTGCTGAGGGAAATTGTTATCCTCGCCCCACATAGCGATATCACTACCTGCATTGGAATCTTTTATTTTCGGATCAACTGGTTTAACTTTCAGCTCACCGATATTCAATACCTCACCAATATCTACGATTAAACTGCCATTACCGACCAGCGCTAAATTTTCACTTATAAATTTGGGCTTACTCATTATTGAACCACCTCCATGCCGTTAAATTTTAAAACCAAATGCGAATGAATTTTGACCAGACGATCACTATTTAAATGCCGAATGTTACGCGTATGATTTTCATAGTGATTTGGGTTCCTTGCCTTATCCTTCCTAGATGGACCACCGACAAAAACAGCCGAATCAAAGTGGATCAGTTTACCCCCTTGATGCTTCTTTTGATCACAGGTAACGAAGGATATGGAGAAAGGGATCAGATCCCGGTCACGACCTCGCATCATCATCGTATTGAGCATGTCTTTAATTGAAATAGTTACATTTTCACGCATACCCAAAATTCATGCTTCCTGCTCGCGCGCGAAAGGACACCGCCCGAAAGGGAAAGAAAAACCAACGCAAACCATTCCAGTAGAAAAACAGCTAAAAATTTAATTTTTAGCTGTTTAACTCGAAACTCCGAAATCAAAAACAGCTTTGCCGCACAATCGACCCCGCCACGCACTATCCAAAAAGGAAAGGAAAATGAGCAAATTTGACGATATCTGAGGAGGGGGTGCCCCCCTCCCCCACCTACCCGATGATGAGATCACCGACCTGCTCGACGTATCCGTATTGTGTCTTGAACTTGCCGATGTATAGCGTATCAAAGGCATCACTGAGGTGTGGAGCATCCTCCTGTTTGACCGAACTATTGGACTCTGGTCGTTTATCCTTCTCGGTACCGTTCTTTCCCGACCGTGTCTGCACCTGTTGCATGGAAGTAAGCAGTGCATCACAGTTCTCACGATTGAAACGTACAGGCTTGAACTTACTATCGTTCTCTTTAAACACTGCTTCAAACAACCTAAAACGAGTTTCATGCATAGGCTGTTGGCCGATGTCAAAACGGTTGACCGCCCAATCATTCTTTATTAACCGAGCCGTCACCATATCCGATAGCGTTTCCAAACGTGTTGCATCCGTTACATTGGCTGTGTTGTCGTAGAAGTAATTAACCGTATGATTGTTGTGATGCTTATAGTATTTACAGAAGTCATCTACGAGATCATCCAATACCTTTTCCTGCTCACGCTTTACATACATAGACTTAAGTACCCGATAGAACCGTTCTGTTTCTTGACCGATAACCAATGACTTGATCGATGAATTATAATCGAATGAGATATCGATCGGCATACCCTTGATCAGGTCCCCATCATTACGGCAATCCTTAACCAATCCCTCCGGAAGGTATAAGCCCATCGATTCGATATAAGAATAATCATACAAGGAATAACAATGGTGATCCGTATCCAGTAGATGATAGAAGCCATTAGTTACCGCGATGACATTCTCATTCAGTATAGCCGCACGAAATACAGGCCATAGCATTTCTCTACGCCATTGTTTGATTGTATCGACGCCCAATATCTCCAGGTTATCCAATGACGATGCCTCAGAATAATATACGGTATTGGCACGCAAGGCATTCAGCACACGGACATACTCATTACGCTTGCGACGGTAGTACCTTTTACTTTCAGTGGTTTCGGCCAAATAAAATTGCTGTTCCAGTCGTTGTACTTCCAATTGAAAGTTGACGATTTGAGCAATCTTCTTGGTGTCCATTAAGTCCTTCTTATCCAGGATCCATTTCGCTTTCGGATCGGTTGGCATATCCGTGCACATGGTGACCATGTGATGCTCAGGCCGTGAACCGAATATTTCACGATTACCCCGATTGATCGGTGCGATATCATCCATATACCGCTTATGGTTGAGAAATCGAACCTCATCACCTGCAATAGCATCCACTGTTTTTCCGTTTGCCGAACCAGGACGGTCCTGTGAGATCAGGTGGAATGCGTGGCCGTTCCACCAAAATATAGTATGCTCCGGATGTAACACCGGATAAATGGCATCAGGTATTTTATATTCTTTAGGTGGACGACGACGCACCCAATAATGTAGGCCTTCGTAGTAGCCAAAGTTTTCCCATGCCTTCATCAATGGCGGCAATGTGCGATCTAGTAATTGCATATAGGTCAAGCCTACCAAACCGGTAGCGCCACGAGGCATGGCATTAGCTGCTTGAATGGTTCGATATGCCAATGGTCCCTGCGTTTTTCCGGTACCACGCCCCCAAACATCGAATTCCTCTTTGCACATGGTCAAAATAGACCGCTGCTGAGGTTTATTAAAGTACATGACTTTTTCCCTATACCTCTCCATCTTCCAAATCTTCAAAGTACACGTCCACGGCTTCATCTTCCAACATTCGATCGATAGAAGATGATTTACCTTTTAATTCTTTCAACAGGTCAGCTTTTACAGCATCTAGATTGTCTATTTTCTCAAATCCTAAATTAGACGCATCCGGTTCAATGACAGGCTTAATCGGCGTGAATTCCTTATAGTCTGGAATATCGTGGTCTTTTTCATGCAACCCTTTTACCTTACTTAGTTCCTTGTAAAATGCAGATGCCGCCCGAAAGTCCCCAGCACCATGCGCTTCCATCATCATCCTTTCGCCCCAATAAATATGCATACCGCGCGCATAGTCTTTATCTTCTTTTGATTCAAAGGTTTTAAAAAACTGCTGCGACATTTGGATGTCAATGTAGGCCTGTGCCTGAGACACCTTAAAGCGAGCCATTATCCAGTGCGCCAGTTCTAATTTTTGATAAGGACGGTTTATCCTGTGTACTTCCACCTCCAATTGAAGCTCATAATCAAACTTTGTTATCTTTTGGACAAAACCTGTTCTTACCTGCGCATCCACCTCTCGAATGCGTTCATAAACGCCTCGATCAGTTGGCGAAAGAGAATCAATTTTATTTGCTAAAAAAGCTCTGAAAATACGATCCAATATCGTATCACTTTTTATATGCTTTGGTCTTAGTTCACCCATTACAATTCCACTCCTTTCCGCTCAGCGATCAGTTGAGCAATGCGCGCTTTCTTCTCACGAAGCTTTTGTTCAGACTTTGCTTTATTTCGCAATTGGTCATCAGGCTTTTGTAGTCGCTTCTCCATTTTATTCACCTGGACATACAAGCGTTGCAACTCAGGCGTTGCAAATACAGTCTGTTTAGTAACGATATCAGGCAGTTCGCCATGTTCCTCAAAGTGATCGATCTTTTCGAATATCATCCTTTTACGTTCCACTAGCTTTAAAATCTGAATGGCGTATTCCAATCGGGTTTTATCTGTCTTGCATCGTGTTAACGCAAATCGATTCGAATCAATCTGACGGTATACCTGTTGCAGATCATACTTAAGCTTTTTTAAAATGTGGGAGTTATCGAACTTCTTTTGTTCGACCTGATTGACCGAGGGTTTTATTTCTACCTCCGGTTCAGTTTCAGGCGTATCACTGGAAAACTTTCGCAATTCATCCTCCAGTTTTTTGACCGTATATTCAGACTTGCTTTGGAACAAGTCTTTTAAAAATTGATTAGTTGATAGGCTATTGAATAATGCTACCCCCTGCCAATAATCTTTATTTTCAAACCATTTATGCACTTCCATAGGCTAAAAATGCGAAAGGGAAAGTATGAGAGAAAGGACGCTTTGTTGTCGGAATTGTTTATCTTTGCACCTCTCACAACGTACTAAACAAAAAAGCACAAGATAGCGGAAGATTTACCCTCCGGGCTATGCTTGTGCATTTGTTTTTAAAAACGTTGTGAGAGACTTTTTATTTAACCGGAGGGCTATTTTATCTCAACAGTCCTAAAAAAGTCCACCAACATTCTCATTAGCATAATTCTCTTTTTTAATCCCTTTGCTAGATTTTCATCACCATAAGTTTTTACGATATCGTCTATAATATCTTCTAATTCAATTATCAGGTCTTCTATACTTTGGATATCCAAAGTTTCAAGATGATTGAAAAAATCGATCATTTCAGATTTCAATAACGTTACCGACTGATCACTGTCAGTTTTAAGAATGAGCACATTGTTTACCATATATAGATTTATTTTAATTGGGAAAATGGGGATATTATCTAAAAATAGGATGACGATAACAACAGTATTACATAAAAAAGCCCCTACAATGAAGGGCTTACTTTATCCGAACTTTGAGCCTTTTTAGGCTTTATTTTCTGCAAGTACCTGGTACCTGCAGTGAACAATTCGTTTGCTTTCTCTAAGGAAATATAACGAAAATCAACACGACCAATTTTAGATTCCAAAATTGGCGAATTCGTATTCACCACCTCGTAGTGATCTACGATTGCAGGTGATACCTGCCAATTCAGTTTCGCCATTATGGTGCAGGTACTGGAAGTTCACTATCGTAACGGTAGAAAGGCGATGCACCATACCAACCGAAAGTAACTTTGATACCTTTCTCTCCAGTTGGGCCAGTCCCAAAGTTCATATCGATATTTTCGACGTCAACCATGATATCCTCATTACCTGCCTGCCAAAATCCCGGACCACCTTCAGCACCTTTAAATAGCAAAATACCAGTTTGATTTTTAACGATTTTAGCGGTACCAACATTCTGAGCCCCGATAAATGGAATAAAGGCTTCAATAGTACCTTTGGAAATTTTGGATTTCTTTTCACCCTCCAATGTTGAATTCGCTCCCGACTTTTCATAAAGCAAAGTCATTTCAATTGGAGCTTTACCAGCTTTCAGGACGTGTGGATCAGAAATAGTGACCAAAGAAGCCGCAGTTGTTCCCCCAGCTGCCGGTGCCGCAATAGACGCGAAATAGTTTTCGGGAATCCAATAAATTTTACGAGATATACCGGCAGGATTCTCACATCCATCGGCATAGGCCAATTTCATATCTGTAATTGTATCGAAACAAGACATAATTCAATAATTTTAAAATTTAACCTTCTAACAAAGTCAAAGCACCTGACCCAGCTTTTACTAGTTTAGCTAGTAAGTTTGAATCCTCAGCAACTTGTTCTTTTGTCTTACCATCTACTCCGAAATTAACTCGGTATGTATTTTTACCGACTTTAGCTGTAATATCGATCACACCACTTTTGCTGTTAAACTTATTAATAGCATCCTCAGCAACTGCTTTTACTTCTGCCAATTCACTATCCTTAAGCTCTAATTGAATTTTAGTTTCGGATTTGTGTTTAGAAAAATCACTTTCCAATTTATCATAAGCCTTTTGTGCGGCTTCTAACGTTTCAAATTTCATTTTAATACTTTTAAAGATTAGAAGATAGGGACCGGATATCCGATCCCATTTAATTACATATCATTCATTGTAATCTCATCACCATCCTGGTAATTAAAACCAAGTACACCTGTGATGCCCAAATCAACCGTATACATGTTAAGGATGACACCAAGAGTGGATAGATCCGACAACAAATCTGTACCCATCAAAAGATTTGCTTTTGTAGTACAAACTAATTTTTCCGATCCTGCCATCCAGTCCACTGGCTTTATAATACAGCCCTTTTGAGTCTTAGGAAGGTAGAAACCAACACCATCAGGCGACGTGAATTTTGTCACATCTTCAAAATCATCGGCAAATGCATCCCAAGCATTTAAGGAACAATACATAAATAATTGTCTATTGGCTCTTACAACAGGATCATGAGCACGATAAACTTGAATCATTTTCTTATAGGCATCTGTCATTACGGATCCCGTCGATACAATTTTTTTAATATCACCTGACGTACGTCCATCATCCAATCTAGTACCAAGACCAACAGTAATAGCCAAAGCATTCGCATTTTCAAATTTTTCAGGAGTTGTCAATGGAGTTTCTCCAGCATTGGTTGCAACTTTCACTTTGAAATAAAAAGTCTTTTTAATTACCTGAAAGGAAACAAGTGATCCGACTGCATAGGAAGTGGCATTGTTGAATGCAGAAAACTTATCTTTTCCTACCCCAGCCCACCCAGTTTGATTACTTAAAATTGATGCATTTTCATCAATGATAGCTTCATTTGTGAATTGAGCAAAAGGGATTCTTTTGTTGTTAACATTTTCGCCAGAGCCACGTTCTTCACCCAAATAGCTAGTACGGTACTTAGCTGGCAGAATAGAAATGTCGCGTTGAAACGCATCTACACTCAATGTACGTCCACTATATTCAAGATCATTACCAGCACTTTGAAATTCACCTGAGAAGGGTTCAGGACCGTTATTTATCGTAAGCTTGGTTAAATTTAAAGCGTGTTTTACATTAGGTACTAAAGTTATATCTTTAGCTATAGACATACCCGTAACAAGCCTTCGACTTAATTCCTTCTTATGCTTTCCAGCATAGGCCGCAAGTTTTGTTAAATCAGGACTGATTGTATCAAACAAAACTCCTTTTTCTGCAGTTCTAGGGATAAAACCCAAAACAAACATAATACCACCAACGAACAATCCGACAGATTGATTAAAAGCATTCGCCGCAAACATTGCCACAAACATGATCACAAGCAGCCCTGCAGCAATTGTGAACAAATCTTTAAAACGATTTCCCATTTTATATAAATTAATAATATTTACAAATTAGACTTTACCATAAATGGCTTCATACTCAGCATCCACCGAGGTACTAAAATCATCTACCTCTTGTTTTGTGCCTGTCCCAGGATTATCATTTTTATCCGTAACCGGAACAACTGGCTGATCAGCAGGTTTAGACCCTAAATCCTTTACTTGCTTTTCAAGCTCAGCAATACGGGCATCTTTTTGAGTGACCGAATTTTCAAGGTCAGTAACCTTGGTTTTCAAACCAGTGTTTTCAGTGGACGCATTTTCCAAACCTTCCAAATAGGAATCGGACACAACAGTTACACCCTCAACTCCTGCTTTCTGAATTTGCTCGTTTACAGCTTCGAATTGTTCATTCGTTCTATCATTTACAGCCACTTTGGCCAATTCCGATAATTTTGAGTACTTATTAAACATATTATTTTGATTTTCTGAATTATTAGTTTCGCTCTTGTTTATCTTACCTTGAAACCAAGCGGCAACTTGACCGTAAGACATATTTTTAACATTTTCGGGAGTTTCTTCCGCTTCGTAATCTTCAATAACATCGATCAATCCCTCCGCCAAAGCTTCCGCAGGAGTGTAATAATGATCTTCTCCATCAAAGTATTTAGCTTTCACTTGTTCCAATGTCAACCCTAGACGATCGACTAAGAAACTGGCTAAGATATCATCGTATTTTTCGAGGTCTTCTGCTGTTTTCTTTAAAGATTTCGAGTTACCGTACCCGTAAACAGAAGCACTGTGAAACATCAGTAAGGAACCTTTTGCAACGTGCGCATTCCCTTTTTTTGCAGCTGCCATTAGGATTGCTGCCATTGAAAACTCAATACCATCACCATAAAGATGAATATGATCGTAAAGAGGTGATGACTTTATAGCGTTGGCAATCGGCAAACCTTCCCACACTGAACCTCCTGGACTATTGACATGAATATCTATTCGCGAACACGTACTTTCCAGTGCATTAAATACAGCTAAAAAATCAGCTGCATTAACATCACCCCAATAAGGTCCGATGTCACCGTATATTTTAAGTTTACCTACTCCAGTTGTACCGGAAGCTAATACCTGGAAATATCTTTGTTTCATATTCTATTTGCTAAAACCAAACTTTAAGAACCCAAATATCCATTTAGAAAAAAGCCTTTGAAAGGACACTAAAGCGCCCTTTCAATTTGTGTGACTGAATATTTAAACTCATTCCCTGCCATATCCGAAGGCTTAGCACCGCGCTCTCCCGATCGTGACACCAATACTGGAGTATCGAGGGTGCCAATGATTGTTTTGATACCATTCAAATCAGTTACCCGAATAATGGAGCATTGTCCGATATAGCGAGCAAAGTGTGTTTCGTCTTTTTTTGAGGGGAAATGCCGTTTGAAAGTACCGGCATAGGTGTAGGTAATACCTTGATCAGTTTCATTTTCGTCGTCTTTGAATTGACCAGATTGCGGAAGATGGGCAATAACTTCCCAATACTTTCCATTTTTAAACTGTAAAGGATTGACCGAGATCAGGTCATCGATATGGCAAAACTCGAAACGAGCTACACCACCAATATTTTCACCGCTATGCAATTTCATACTGCAAAGGGATGGATGATTAGGAGTTTAGGAAAGGACTATGTTTTTATATTTTTTCAAGTGACACCAATTAGTGTCCTTTTGCGTTGGACATACTGGACATTTGGACATAAAAAATAAAAAGTGCCTTTACTGTTACGTTAAGGCACTTATGTTTTTAGAAATTATGTCCAACGGGGTGAAAATCGTGTCCAAGTATGTCCAAATATCTATTATTGGCAATAGAAAATGTTTTCTAGCACTATTTATTTCAGAGTAGCAAGTAAAGTTTTTAAAATTTATCTAACGTTGTAATATAATAAGAAACAGTAAAAATAATACGATGAAAAGTTTATAGGAAAACTTCATGAAATCTTGCAAATAAGGCCTTTGCAATCCATTTTGAAAAAAACATATAATATTTATCCGTATTTTTGAAGAAGTAAGTGCAAGATACAAGATGAGAAAAATAGCATTTTGTAAAATCACTTTGGAGTAGTTAACGAAAAAAGCCACCTATGTCCAGTAAGTAGCTTCTTTCTATGGTTTCATCTTAAATCAATACCAAATGGATATGAACCAATGGATTGTAGTGCTAAAAGTTATTTTGCTTATGACACAGATAACTAGCACAGTCTTGAAGACAATCAAATCTAGGAAATAGTTCTTAGAATTCAAAGGTTCTAACAGCAATGTTAGAACCTTTGCTTTTAAATGACATTTTATTTATGTCTTTAGTAACAAAAAAAAATAATATTTCCATTTAAAACATCACCATCTGCATTTCCTGTTTCACCTCCAGTACCGACAACTGTAATGGTATAGTCAATAGACCCTGCTTTACCTCACCTTTTCTTTTAGCCATTCTTTCACGTTCGCGGTAGTACCAACGCTTACAGTTATCAAAACTTAAATCATCCTCCGAAAAACCATAAAAATCAAGAAAGCGCTTGATGTTATAATCTACATATTCATCCGGCCGATTGTGCGCATGACACCAACTGTACATGTTCTGCTTGATGATCAGATCGACAGATTTTGAAAACGATTTTATATTTTCATCCGAGATATAACCACCGTGCTTTTTGAGCAAATAATCAGAGACAAAAATATTTATAAAACCACCTAAACTGTATTTTTTAGATGGTCGCATTTTCCCTGGATCAACCTTGCTGAAAGGTTCCATTAAATTTTTGAGCAAAACTGTGATCTGATTATTATCGGAAAGCTCCAATTGCTTTCCAAACGCTGTAGTAATGTAAGTTTCCACATGCGGCTCTACTGTAAGTTGGATAATATTTGACATGGCTTTCCTTTTGGCTTTAACTACCTCAAATATAATAAATTAATATTAAAAACTAAAAAATATAGTATTTTACTAATTTATTTAGTTTTTAATATTTACCTTTGGACATGGTTGGACATAGTTGGACACGTTTAATATAGTATTATATAGGTTTTATTAGTATATATATAATAAGATAAGTATATAATTATCAATACTATATAAAGAATGGTAGTTGCTCATTATTCTTGCGTGTCCAATGTGTCCAATGTGTCCAACGCTAAAAACGGTTTTTAGATGAATGTAAATAATTTATATAAAACATATGAGGAAATATGCCGGAAACGCCCAAAAGCAAAAAAGAAAATATCGGAAGGAATGCCATTAGGATTTGCCGAGCATATTCGCCGATCGGCTTTAGGAGCAGCAAAGCACGTAGGAATACAGGCAGGCGAACGAATTATTTATGAAGCCTATTCAAGGTGGCCCGAATTGATAGAGGATGAAATTAATATATTGAGAAATGAATGTACCATTGACAACGGAAATTTTGATGGATTTAAAGATGAAGGGTTATAATATCCTAAAGTCCAATAATTGTGTGGATGATGCCACTCAAATTTTTAGCCCAGCAAAGATTAATGATTTGTGGAAATTCTTAGAATATCTGGACGGACAATCGGCAACGGTAGTTATTGAGCAGATTTTAGATGCACCGGAAGATTCTTTTGAAGGTAAGTTTCTGAGAGTGTACTAAAATTTCCGGATGATTTCCTTTTACATTATATTTGTTTAAGCTAAAAAAATAATTATGAAAAGTGAAAACAATCAAGAGAAAGAAGAGCAATCTTCAAAGAACCTTACTTGCGGCATAATTATGCCGATTGCTGAGCACAAAGACTATCCCACAAATCATTGGAACGATGTGCTAGAAATTGTTAAATCTGCAATAGATGAAACTGAATTTAAGACTTGTTTGGTTTGGGATGATCCAGCGACAGGTCTTATTCATGAACGTATTGTCAACAATATATATAATTGTGATATTATAATTTGTGATGTAAGTTCAAAAAACCCTAATGTCATGTTCGAGTTAGGGTTGAGGTTGGCATTTGATAAACCTACTATTATTATAAAGGACGAATTAACAGGATATTCTTTCGATACAGGAGTGATAGACCATATATATTATCCATCATCTTTAAGATTTTCCGAGATAAATTCATTCAAGCAGAAACTAAAAGACAGAATTAATGCAACCTATGAAAAATCAAAGAATGATAGTAAATATTCGCCATTTTTAAAGCAATTTGGGACAAAGATAGTGCCTGCCGAAATAGGAGAAAATAAGATTTCAGAGAATGATTACATTGTGAAAACTTTAGAAGTTATAAAAACGCAATTAAATAAAATTTCTAATAAAGATTCTGATTCAAATAGACTTAAAACACAGAAAGAAAATATTTTAGAATCAGAGATTATTGATTTTATTAAATCCAAAGGTAGACCATTGCAAACTATTAGAGAAATTTTTGGTATTAGAGAAAAAGTTAACAGAAAATACGTTTCAAATGTTTCTGCTAATGAGATCATAGAAAAGGCAATGGAAATGGGGGTATGGGAACGAGATGCATCTGTAGTATTAAACGAAGAAAATAAATTGTAAAAACCAGCAAATGCTGGTTTTTTATAGCCTCCTTCCAAACTCTGCCAATACTGCTTCATAATTTCTGCGAAATACGGGTTCATTTTGTAGCCTGATATCGAAAACTTCAAAATAATACATGATTGTTGTATGGTCACGTTTTAGCTGTTTGGCAATATGAACTAACGTACATTTAAGACGTTCCCTTAAAATCCATGAAAAGAAAATACGGCAGTCAACGAGCAATGTATTTCTTCCTTTTCCAATTAAATCGGCTTTACTATATCCCATAGTTTTTTGAATTACTTCAAAAACAAGATCACTATTTTTAGAAATCTTAGTTTGTTTTTCAGCTGGTAAACCAGCATAAATCATCGGTTCTATCATGATTTTAAGTTTTTAATTCGACAATCAATTTGCGTGGCGACCCATGCCGCCACGAAAGCAATTAGAGGTATCATAACTGGAGAATTTTGCTTTTTAATTCTTTTTCGAATGCTCGGTAAAGGCTCAGAATTTTACCATCTTTTTGAGCTACTATTTCCTTTTGGTCATCATATTCAATTTTGGAACCGTGAACGAATTCGATAGTAGTTTTTTCTCCAGTTGATATACTCCAGCCGTTTTTGACAAGAAACTGTTTCATTTCTTCGTCACTAATGAATAAATCCATACCTAACAAAAATTGATTGGTTTACTAATTTTAAAAAAATCGTATACCCACACCCATGGATTATTTCCCCATGTTCCGGTTCCATGAATAGATTCCCAAAGAGTTTTAAAGGATTCTTGCGGAGTAAATCCAAATGGCCCCCAACAATTTTTACTGTAGTCCCAACATGTATATCCATCTTCATCTACCAAAATACCCTCACCGATTGCATCTTCCTCCGTAATCTTATTCAAGCGTTCAATCCTCACTTTGATAACTTGAAGGAAGTTCCTAGCAGCTTCTTTTGGCATATAAATAGACGGTTGCCAATTAATATTATACTCTTGTGCATGTTTATTTGAATGTTTATCTGCTTTATATACAAATCCAGCCATATTAAAATCAAAACATTTAGCATCTTGGAAAGTCTCCCTTACCCAAAGAATATCACCTTTCGAATATTTATTTTTTAAAACTTGATGAATTATCCATCTATCAGGATATCCAGGAGCTTTCTCCTTAATGGCGAAATCGCCTTGTTTTTTCCATCCTTCACACGTGTCTATGAATTCCCCTTCTTTCAATACGATATGCTCTTTCACAATTCTTCGGGTCTGATTTTTGGTACCCAAAGCCTGAACCATTTGGGTACTAAATAAAATTGGTTTAAATGTTTCCATGATATCTCCCTTTAATGTTTTTTAATTGATTTTTTGATCTCTGTCTTATTGCTTTTTTTAGTGATCGGTTAGCATTTTTTGTCGTTAGCTTATCTAGCCTGGAAATCGATTTTACAACACCAGGAATACCATCCTTATTTTTTACTCTGAACTTAACGGAATGAAATTTTGCATACTTTTTCACAACGTCACCTCCTTTCCATCCGGTTCGGGGAAACCATCATTAAAGGCATCCATCTGCTTTGGAAGTTGAATTGTTTTCACGGGTTCATCGTCCATTTTCAAACCCATGGCTTGGAGCTTTTCGCGCAAATCTTCTACAGTTGTACCGCGGATAAGATCCACATTTAATCCAGCATATTTGAACACCATACCCCAGGTATATTTTCCGCCGAATTGAGCTTTTTTTCTACCCTCAAAGGAAGCATCAGAACGCAGATAATTTTCAAGTGTTGCACGGTCCAATACGTTTGGATCACGCCGCCTGTGCATTGCTTCTGCATACATCTGGTAGATATCTTGGACTCTCAGGTGGATATTACCATTTTCGAGCTTAAAGTGCTTGTCTTCGATAATGGTACCATCTGTAAACAACTGCTCAACAATCTGCCAAAACTTGGATGTGTCATCACTTCCCTGCAGTACGCTAAATTGAGATAGAAGCAACTCTTTACATTGTTCTCTGAATTCATCAACTGTAAAAGGGAATGAAATATGCTCAGCCAATAAACCGATCATAGTGATCATCATAGACCAATTGCTAAGCATCCTTTCATCGATATCATCTTTTGCGACTAGCTTGGAAAATACACGTATCTCCTCCTCATAAAACTCCTTAAAATTATCTGCCACTAAATTCCGGTATGCTAATAGTCCAACAGTTAAATGCGAAAGCCCCTCTTTTTCCATGGATAGCAATGATCGATACAGCTGTCTTGCTTCCTCAGTACGTACAGTTTCGGCAAATGATATCAACATGTTTCGGGAAAACAAGGCAGGTTCGATAGTTGGCATTTCCTGACCGGACAAAATACAAGCAGAGGATATTGGCGTACTTTCAGTTTGGAAAGAATTATCCTTTTTACCGCGTTCGTAGCCAATACGGTCATAAATGTTCTTTAACGATTCAATCGTCTTGACTGGCAAATTATTTTTGTATTCATCTAGCCAAACAAGTCCATTTATAAATTGTGCGAGCTTACGCATGAACCCCACTGCTGTAGACGAACCTCCCAGCATGACTTGATCTTGCTTTTCACCGTACAAGTTCAAAATTGATTGAACCATTGTTCCCTTTCCCGATCCGCGCTTACCATAGGCAAATAAGATAGGGAAACGTGATCCCATAGCTCTAAAAATAATATCCGAAAAAAGTGCACAGATAAAGTAGGCAATACCGACACGACCGTTGTCTCCATAGACTTTACAGAATAACTCTGTCCAATCTTTCCATTTTGCATTCCCGACAATGAGCCTAAACTTTTTATCATTTGAATACATATCATCTTTGTCAGCAAATATTTTAGACAGTGCCGGAATGAAATAATTGATTTGTTCACCTTTAAGGTTTTTTGTAGGTACAATACCATAAGGATCGATGTCCAAAAAATTACTTTCTCCAATGACATAGATTCCGTTGGCAAAAGCAAAGAAATTCCCTTTACGATTGAAACCAAGATTTTTAACCATTGTTGTTGGTGCCTCTTCTCGCTGTAGCATATTTTGCAGCTTCACCAAATCAGCATCTGCACCCATCCAAATATAATTTCCGTGCCTAGCAATGACCTTTTTAAATGAACCAGCGGAAACAAAATCATCCGTATTGATATTGATCACACGTTCGTCTCCAAAAATATTCCTAATGATGATCAGGCGATAAGCCTCGGCATCAGACGTGTTAACATGGAATAGAATTTTAAGCCAAAAATTCGAAACAGGTCGCGGCAACCCTTTTAAATCTAAAGAGTAATAAACACCTTCGGACTTTTTGAGATATATACTGTATTTGATATAATCATTAGATTCATCAGCGTTTCCGATAGTCTGTTTTATAACGCCCTGCCGGATTGCTTCTTGATCTGTAATAGGTAATTTTGTATCGATCCCCTCTTTTCCAGCTAAGCTGAAAAACTTATTGGCGTTTTTAAATTTCTTTCTATTTTTCAGCGCATCGGTAAACTTTTTTTCTGCTTCGTCAAAATCATACTGACCGTTCAATGCCGATACACGATGAAAAAATGTTCTAGCCTCCTCCCCTAGCGATGCCAAAGAAAAAGCAATCATTTGCCAATTATTATAATCATCGGTGATATCGATATTTTCTTGTTCGAGGTCGGAAACCACCATTTCCACGCGCTTTAAATCACGTTGTATTTTAAACGTTAGCCGTGCTTCCTCTACCCTACTTTCTTCCTCAGCGATAAGGCGAACAGACTTCTCCTGAACCAATTCAAAAGGTTCCTTATTAATCCCGAGTTCCTCAGCATTGAGTTCTTTTGAATTTGGATTGAAATAAAAGTCAGGATCCCAAGACACAAAGCAAGCCCGAGCCACATCTTTACCACTGTCGTCCACATCCAAAAGAAAGTTACCAGCGAAAAAATCTTTTAACCATAAAAAGGTATCTCTGTGATAATGAGGCTCTATTTTGACAAGTATTTTAAGACCGTTTCCAGATGGTGAAATCCATACTGCCAAAACCCACTCAATCGACTTAAATTGCTCTTTGTATTCATCAAGCCGATCGATATCCAAGTTATCAAAATCTAATACCAACAATCCCGAATGCTTCTTAAGGGAATCCGTCAAACGCTTTGTAAAAGTTCCGGAAAAAGTGAAATATGGAAGCCCTGTTTTCAATGTTTTCCTCAGTGGTTCATTATCACATTCTCGCAATTTGATAATAGCATCTTTGTACGTATCAGAACCAATTAAATCCATTGCTTCCTTTACTCCCATATCACGCTTAGGAATCTTTTTAGTTATGGGACCAGGGTAAAAACTGAAAGTATATGTATTAGTCATTATTCTGATCTTTTATTTGTTCACCACTTAACAAAACGCCCATAACTTTTATAATAGCTGTCAAAGCTTGCTCATGCGAGCTATTCTCAGATAGATCAACCCCAAATTGTTTGTTCAAATCTTCAATAGGAGTATCAGATTCAAACAATAACATGAATAAGCAAATGCGCTCCAATTGTTTCCTAGTCATCTTTTCTATTTTTTAGGTTCATTATACTTTTTTATTTCTCTACATGCAGCGATGAAGATTACCACCATCATCGCCGCTAATTCATAGATTGCCATGATCAAAACGGCAAATCATCATCGGCCTCAGCAACCACTTTAGCCTTTTCTAAAAGCTTCATCGTTTTAACTCTCATGCCGATAGAATAGCCCCACCCCTGCTGATCCTTCCGTTCGTAAGATCGTCCGGACAACCAAACTTCCAGTTCGATTTTCCGATCAATATCTTCTTTAGTAATAGGATTCTCTTTGATAGCATCGTTGAATTGGTCAACTTGAAAGATATTGTCAGCTCCTTTTTTTTCTCCGAACTGGTTAACATAACCAGGAACAAAAACGATTATACTTTGACGCGTTCCAGTATTGGCACCTTCGCCATAATTTGAAGTTTCAACTGCCTTTACAATTCCTTTAAAACTTGTTGTAGCCATGATATTTGTATTTAGAGTGATAAAATTTATTAACTAACTAATGCTCTTACTTGATCGAGATTAACCATTGGAAGTAATGTACCACTAGCTGCTTTTGGTAGTAATTCAAAAGCTTCAGGGCAGTGCTTTTTAACCTGTAATGCTGTTTTTAAACCAAAAATGGTTTCACTTACTATTTTATATGATTCTCTATATTCACTTTTCAGTTTATCATATTGGGCATCTAGTTCGAAAAGCTTTTTGATTTCATCTGAATCCCCCGATATAATAATTGTATCGCTCCAATCTTTACCATTGAATGGAAGCCTGTGTGATAGATTAACCCTAATTCGTTCTTTGTTGGTGTGAGGGTAAATAAAATGCGCTTCTGTAGCATATTTAAAATATCCTTTGTACTTGTAAGAGGCTTCCAAAACAGTCTTGGGAACAGCATTAGTAGCTATTACTGTAGCAATTTGTTCCATTTTAGATTCAATAGCTTTGTAAGCTTCTTTTTTCTTTACCAATAATTTTTCAGCTGTTGATTCAGCTAGATTTTTTGATATTCTCATGATTTTTTTGATTAGTATTACTTTACTTGATTGATTTCTGCGAACTCAGTACACCAAACTACTATTGGCGCTATGGTTTCCTTAAAAAGAGGAAAGAACTTACTTTGCTCATTTGGAGCCAAAGCCAATATTAAATCAGCATTGCGGACAACTTTGGCGCAAACCGATTTCAGTGAGCTTTCCATATTGTTAGCGATCATTAGGAGCAACTTGTCAATTGCTGCAGCTCGACGGCCGTCAAGACGTTTGCACGCTTTTAGGTTATTTTGGCGGCTAACCACCCATTTGCGAATACGATCCAAAATGTATGACCGAACTTCACGTTCCCAAATAATTACGGCTAATTCAACCGGTACGATATTGAGCGTTTTCTTTGGAAGCCGGGCTTCCTTTGGAAAGCAAACGACACCTTGGCCATTCGCTCTGTTTACGTTAATCTGTAACATAGTTTATATTGATTATTTAATTGGTTTGACATAGATCATTTCATCGTAAGACAAAATGCTTGTGAGTTGCTTGCCCATAACGTACAGAGACAATTCAATTCCATCTTCACGTACATCAGTTACGTAGCACATGTGCGCGCCACCCTTACGGATGATCTGTAACTTATTACTTCGATCCATGCTAAACCGGAAAGAGGCTGACCACATTTTGTTTGCTAGTTCAAAACCCTGTCCCACTTTGACCAGGTCTTTACACATTTTTTTTGTTGCCATAATTTTAAGATTGGTTATCTGATATTTTTTAAAATGGCGAATGATACCATTTCGAGTTTATTATCGACTCCGAGCTTGCGTTGTATATTCTGATTATGAGTGCTGACTGTATCTTCTGAAATCGAAAGAATATCAGCTATCTCTTTATTGAATTTTCCCTGAGCAACGCATCGCAGAACATTGACTTCCTGTTTTGTTAAAAAGCCGTTTGCAACTTTTATTGTCGCGCAAAGCTTACCTTCATGCACACAATTGCCACGTCTACCACAATCAAAATATTCTGTGTGATCTATTTTGCCATTAGCATCGATATCGGGTTCCAAATCGAACCCACCAAAACGGCAGATAATATATTGCTTAAGCATTTCATCGCGCTGAGTAAGGTCCCAAGCAACTAAAGCATTTAGAGCTTCCTGATTTTGAAGCATGTCCGTTGCGACTACTTCAAGGATCCATTCTGGAATATTATCCCATTCAAAAGTTTGCCCTCTATGCAAGCATTTTAAATCATTATTATGCACATAGAACTCGACACCATTGTCTTCAAGCCCAGCAGGCAACACTTGAGATATTTTGTTTAGGTTAAGCATAATCTATAATTCATCTATTTTTTTTAATAAATCAGCTTTTGCCTTTTTGTCCTCTTCAATAATTAAAAGAGCTTTTTTTAGCACCTCATTTAATTGCTTCTTGTTTTTTCCTAAAAACGCATTACTAACAGTGCTAACGCTAATATTTAATTGCTCTGCGATCAACTCCATTGCACCAGTTGGCAAATTGCTTTTAACCTTACGAAGTTTTTTGGTAGTTATTTGGGATTCCATATTCAATATTTATATACAAATTTTGTTCATGTCAAAGTTGAAGATTTTTTTTGAACACGCAAAATTTTCGTATAAAAAACGCAAAAAACTTTTATAACACACTGATTATTAGAACAAAAATTTTTCACTTTTGCATTATGAGTACGCAAAATATTGGGCAAATATTAAAGAAAAGCTGGCAGGAATCCGGACTTTCTCAAAAGGAATTTGCAGACAAAATGGATATGTCAGTCAGGAACTTACAGTATTTATTTGAAAAGGAAGATATTCATATCTCTCAGTTAGCACTTGCATCTGCAGTACTACAAAAAGATTTCATATCCATATACCTAAAGCTTCCAAAGAAGGATGCTAACAAGAATTACGATTATTCAAAGATTTATTCACCATCAACAAATTTATTGCATGAGGGTGCACAAAAATATTCGCCTATTCCTAAAACTAGTAATGAGATAAACGTTCAGATTTCTATAAAAGGAGATTTTACCATTATGTCTAAATATTTTCCTGACTTGATAAGCAAAATTAAAAGAGAGGCTGAATCATATGGTCTTACAATAGCTTAG